TAGACTAGATGCAAGTCCACCTAATACATCATCAGGTAAAAATTCTGCTAAGTTTGCATAATGCTCATCACCACCTTCAGGAGATGCTGCTGCAGGGTCTAAATTAATATCAACTGAACCATCTTCATTTTCCGTAACTTCTACGTCATCCGGTGATTGTTGTTCTTCAGTTACTTCTTCAATTACCTGCTCTTGAATTTCTTCTTCGCCAGGTACGTTAAATTCTTTTCGAGGCTCGTTTGGAAGTCCCTTGTCTATATTGTCTGCCATTTATTTTTTCTCCAGATTGTTTGACTGTTGTAACAGTATTATACTTAATATTCAAGCCCTGAGGCGTGGGTCCGGCTTCAGGGGGCAATAAGTGTTTCTTTGGATACTTATTCGTCATAAGTATATTTTCTCATGTTTTCTAAATCATCCTCTTCAATATATTCGTCTACATCTTTAAGCTTGCCATCTCCATCAGGTCTAGCGCTTGCTTCGTTATAAGTATAGCCTCCGGTTTCACGATCATATTCTAACTCTATTTCATTTTCTCTATAACCAGGTCTGTCAGGATCATCTACTTCTCTAATTGTTATTTTATCACCTTGCTCTTTAACAACAAAATTATCTGCTTGATAAACATCTGCAAATTCATCTGATCTATTACCGGTAAAATATTTCGTTCCTTTTTCCGCAGCTTTTGCTTTAACTTTAGCAACAAGATCAAATATAAAATCAGGCATACCATCTGCACCTCTTTTAACTAATTCAGCAGCTTTTTTACTTTTTTTCAAAACATTTGGTCCACCTCTAATTGCTAAAATACCTGCAGGAATAAGTGATAGAATTTTTAAGAATTGTCTTTTACTTAAACTACCTAAACCTTTTTTACTAGGATCTTCTGGTCCATCTGCAAAGTTTTGTCTATTAGGATATAAGGCTCTATCCAATGACATTGGATTTTGTATTCCTCTTGTATAAATAGATTCTTTTTCTGCATAAGGATCTTCACTTACACCCACTACAGATCCAAGTTGTTTAAATGAATTAATTAATGAATTTAAATTATTTTGACCTTGTTGGGACATTTCAGGAATTTCCGTATCATCTACCATTGATTGCATTCCTCTTATCTGACTTTGTTTAACAAAATTATCATAACCTTCTCTTGCTTTTTCAATAGGTATATCAAATTGTCTTGCAATATCTGGAAGCATTCCTTTTCTTTTTTCACTTAGGTAAGCTTGTTTACCTAGTTCTAATACAGGTGCAGCAAAAGATCCTGCTCTACCTACTTTACTTGCTGCTTTAAATAATGGTGATCGCATAACTCTTGGTACGAAAGAACTTGCAACAAACTTACCAAAATCTTTTACTTTTCCTAAACCAAATCTACCTTCAGATTTATTATAAAGATTAAACATATTTGATACTTCATCTGTAAATGCTAAAGGAAGAGTTAACCATACTGGACTATCTTGCTCTAAATCATACGTCGAAGCAAAAAGAGTTTGAAAAATAGGTAGATCTATTCCAGCAACTCCTTTACCAACTTTACTTAAAGCATCACCACCGTATTTTTGGCCAAAGGCAGCTAGATCTTTTACTTCTGCTCCAAGATATTCAACTAATAATTTAGGATCTACTCCACTATTTAATTGACCTTGCATTTTACGAAAAACTTTTTGAACATTAGTTATGTCTTTTTTAACTTCTCCTGTAGGAACATTTGTTTTTGTTAAATCTAATTTTTTTAATATATCTTCTGTTTTAATTTTAGGATCTATATCTGATAAGAAAAATTTTTTATCTTTATAAACTTGTTTTATATTTTCTTGGGAAGCTTTTCCGTAAGAGTCTAATATAGACTCATCAAATTTTACATTATAATTTATTTTAGGTGATTGAACTTTCTCTCTCTTTGAAAACTTAGAAGAAGTTTTATTAAAATCTTTTATTGCATCTTCTATTGGAACAATTTCTCCATTCCATTGCATTGAGGTTTTACCGTCATTTAAAGCATTTACTATTGTTTGAAAAGGTTTATCAATTTCGCTTGCTTTTCTAGCGTTAATTAATTTCTTAATACTTTGAACTTTAGTTGTATAACCTGGTGCTATGTCAGCTAAAGCACTCATTGAAAAAATTTCATCTAAATTTTTATTTTTTAAAACTAATTTATCTCTTTCTGACTTATATACATTAGTATCTAGACCAAGATTTTGATTTATAATAGCCATTTTATAATCTCTTAAAAGACCAGAAGAGAACCTAAAACCTTTTTTCTTAAAAGATTGTCCTTCTCCTGCCTCATCATCAATACCACTTAGTATATTATCAGTAATATCATTTATAACATTTTGTGTAGGTAATCTCATTCCATCTGGTTTATCTCTTAAACCTTTTATAACTTTTAAATAAGTCATTACATCATTATCAGTTTGTCTAACTAATGATTCTGCTTTTCTTAAATCTTCTATAGGTAAGTCGTTCATGTTTCCTTTTGGAAATTGATCTCCATAAATAGTTTTAGCTAAATCTTCACTGTTTGATAAATCTGGATCTAATCTAAATTCATCATTAATTGTTTTTAAAACTTCATTTTTAGTTTCCATTGTTGCAGCAGTGGCTTTAGCAGCATTTTCTATAGCAGTTGCAATTCTTTCGTCTTGTCCTAAATTTTTTAATAAACCTGTCCCGGCTTTTTCATTTACACCTAGTGACCTTGTTATCAACATATCTCCACCTCTACCTAAACCAAAATGTTCTTTAATCACAGGTCTTGAAACATATTCTTCTTTTGCAATTTTATCTTTAACAAATATTTTAATATCTTTTTTAAGCTGCTTAGTTTGATACCTACTCATTGGTAAACCTTGTTCAGCTCTTAATTTAGTTGCTTCTTTATTAAAAATATCAATTGTTTCTTCTGTAACATTATTAAAAATAGCTCCAGTGCCTCCTGGGGAAGGAGTATATTCTATACCAGCTTTTTTAAGAGCATCTGTTATAACTTTGTATGCTTCGGGATATTCTTCTTGACCTGCTGCACCTAAAATTTTTTGAAAAGTTTGTGGAGTATGAATATTTTGTTTTTCACCAAAAGATAAAGCACTACTTTTTTCAAATTTAAATTGATCTCTATATTTGTTAAATACTTTTTCAGTATTACCTGTTCTAGGTGTATCAGTTTTATCAAAAATTTGTTGTATGGTGTTAAAATTTGTATCTTTATCTTTTATTAAATTTTCTAAGGCTATTGCAAAATCTCCTCCTTTATCAAAACCTATTCGTCCACCTTCTGCTGCAGTTTCTCTAGGGTTTCTATTTTCAAAGTCTTTAAATGGATCTTGTACTGGAGGTAGTTCGTCTAATGTTTTAATTACACCAGGTCCTAATTTTTCGTCAAACTTTTCTTTTAGTTCATCTGTTTCTGCACTAGCAACTTGGTTTGTTATTTTATTTACTTCGTCAGATATTACATTCGAGCTGTCTTCGTCTTCAATACCTGGTAACTCTTTTCCGTAGTTGTCTCTTGCAAAATCTACTAATTGTTGTTTTCTTTTTTTTAAATATTCTATACCTTCTTGAGGTTCTATGGCTCCCTTATCAACAGCTTTATCTAAAATACTTTGTATTTTTAAAAGCATTTCATCTTTTGGAAATCCTCCAATAAAACCTTTTATAAAATCATCTACTTCTAGTTTAAATACTTTTTTAGTATAGGGTTTTGGTTTTGGGATAATCTGTTCTTTGACTACTCTAGGTGGTCTTACGAGATCAGCTTTTGCTAATTTAAATTTTCCGATCTCCATGTTACATTCCCATCAAATATTGTAGGCCACCTTGTGCGTTATCTTTTCTAGTTTTTTTACTTTGTTCAAGAATGTCTATAATTTCTTCTGGACCTTTACCCGTTTGCATCATTTTAAAAGTTTCATCTAAGGTTGCTAAAACTTCTGCTTTGTGTTGTGGATCTGTATCTTCAATAATATTAGTTAATAACTCTTCATCAATACCTGGATATTTTTGTTTAAGTTCAAATCGTTCTGCAAGTTTTGGTGCAAGTTTTTTTACTGTAGCCATTTCATCATCAATTGGATTTGCATCCAAAAATGCTTCCATACCTCCAGCTTCCTCTACATCTTTATTAAACTGTGTTTCAGTTGATTCAGGGACTTTACCACCTAATCCTCTTTGTTTTGTAATCATGCCATAAGCTTCGCCATAGGCATTCATAATATCTTTTTGATCTATTGTATCTCTATCTACATTTAAAGTTTCAAACATATCATCTACTGCTACATCAGCATCATATTTAGAATCACCTGATGCAATAATATTATTAACAGCTTTTTTAATTTCTGTAACAAGGTCTGTGCCTTTTGATTTTAATAACTGTCCAAGTCTTATTACACGACCTGCATTTCTATAACCAATTCTATTAATACCACCCATATTATTTTTCTTTCTATCTTTTACATCAAACTCATCTAAAGTTTTTGCATAATCTGCATCTTCTTTTGCTTTTTTTAAAATTTCTTCTGTTTCTTTTATAATTGGATCATACTCTCCAGCGCCTTCTGTTTTAACTTTTATCTCAGGCATTCTATCTCTAAATATTTCTTCGTAGTTTTTAAATGATGTACCTTCTTTTAATGCATCAGCCATATCGTCTGCAGCTTGTAAAGCATCTTCTCCGTAGTATCTTCTAAATACATCTATTGGATCATCTTCCATCATTGGAGAATATTCTTTTACTCTAAATGCATCTTTCTCATTTACTTTTAATCTACCTGCTTCTATTTCAGTTCTTAAAAATTGTCTTATAGCTGTTCTTAAATTACCTTCTGCATACATACTACCACCCGGTAATCTATAATTAGGGTTTTCTTTTTGAAAAGGCATACCCGGAGTTCTGAAAGGTTTAGCTTTGTCTTTAGAACCTTCTGGTTTTCTAAAACCAATCATAGAATCAAAGATATCATCTAACATACCTTTTGGTGTATTCATTTCTTCTTGAGTTTTTTTAAGATCTTTTACTTTATCTTGTAATCTATCCATTAGTGATGATAGTCCTTCTTCTTCGACTACATCGCCCTTTGCAATATCTTTAGTTCTTTTTTCTGTGATTGCTGACGCTTTTCCTTTTTTAAAAGCATCTTTGATCTGATCCATGAAGCCTGTATCCAGCTCCCCGAATTGTTGTTTTGCAAATTGAATTAATTGATCTAGGTTTTTAACTTCACCTCTTTTAACCATATTAAAAGCAGAAATTAAAAATTGTATACCTTCGCCTGTGCCTTTGATTCTACTCATTAATAATAAGTCCTTTGTTTCTGTGGTACCGGTTCATCCTGATAGTCTTCAGGGTGTTGAATCAATCCACCTTGTCTAAATCTCATCACTGCTTGAGTCATTGAGTCCACCAAGTCATCGTGGTCCCCGTATGGAAATGCAGCACATTCTTCAATTACTTCTTGTGCAAAGTCCATTTCTTTAGGAGCATATATACGCCCTGACTCAAACAACGGTGAAACGCTGTTTACCCTCGTATGTTTATCGTTACCTTTAGAGGGTGTGAAGTTTATAACAGGTATGCCTGCTTTCCGCAACTCATATGTTAGAGGAAGCCCTGAAGCTTTTCCTTCAATGATCACTGTTTCCGGATTCCAGTAGCCGTACTGATCTAATGCTATACGACGTAACTCAGGAAACTCATATCGTCCTTTGATTGCATCAACTAATATTAAACATTGACCACTATCTTCGTTAGGAGTGAATACTCCCCAGGTGGTAATAGCAGAGTAATCCGCTGTTTCTTTTTTCATAAAAGCTGTGTCATAAGATTGTATAACATGTTCTAGTGGTGGCAGTTCGTCTGCTTCCCAGTCTTGCCACCATTCACGTTTGATCAATGCTCCTTCTTCTCCTGTAGGATTTTGCATGTATTGTGCATTCCATTTTGAAAGAGGAATGGAAGCCTTTACCGATTCTAAATCCTTCAGGTTCCAGTATTCAGGCCACAGGGGTTTACCATTTGGAAGGATTGCAGGAAACTCAATTACTTCCCACTGATCTGCTTTAGGTTCTTTTTGTGATCTAATTAATCGTCCAGCTAAATCTTTTTCATTCCAACGAGTCATTACAATTACAATTGTTCCGCCAGGTTGAAGACGTTGACGTGGACCAGATGTATACCATTCGTAAGTTCTATCCAATGCTTGTGCATTCATTGCATCTTGTTCAGTGTGTGGGTCATCAATAATTAGAAGATCAGCACCACGACCAGTAATTGCAGATCCAACACCAGCAGCATAGTATTCACCACCTTGTTGTGTTTCCCATTTACCGGCGGCTTGGCTATCTTCTTTTAATCTTGTTTGAAATACTTCTTTGTATTCTGGTGAATCCATAAGTTGTTTTGCTTTACGACCAAACCTTACAGATAATTCAGTTGTGTTAGTAGATTGAATAATTTTTAATTTAGGATTACGACCTACCATCCAAGCAGGTAATAGATATGATGCAAACTCAGACTTTGTATGTCTAGGTGCCATATTAATTATAACACGCTTAACTTTACCTGTCGCTATATCATTAAATTTTTTAGCTACTTGTTTGTGATGTGCACCTTCGATAAAATCAGGCCAAACATGTTTTACAAAGTCCATAAAATCATTTTTTATATCAGCTTGTTTTTTCTTTTCTTTCCATTTAGACATCACAAGAGATAATTCTCTTCTTACATCAGGTGGTAGCTTTTCAAACTTTTTTAATTTTTCTATGTCTATCTTCATAATGTCATTCAAAAAAATTTTCTAAAAAATTTTTGCACATACGTTTTTGACCCCGATAAGTATTTTATGCCTTTAAGTATATAAAACTCGCAATAAATACGTAACTATAGGGACCCCTTTTTTTACATGTATAATTGATTATATTTAAAAATGCAAATTTTGGATTTGGCTTGGTACCTCTATCCAATAAAACTAGAGGCCAGGGGCTTGACCCCTGGCCCATGATACCTAGTCTAACAGAACCATGTATGCTTCAGCATTATGTTGTCTGAACCAATTTAAATCAGCACGTACTTTTTCCCAAAGTTTAGACGTGCCGTCAACACCTGCTTCTTTATCTTCTAGTGTTGCACCTAATTCATTAATGAATATCCTGTCATGCTTGATAGCTTCTGCAGGTGTAAGCATAATAGATTGACCTGTAAATCTATTCTTACGTTCTTCTGTTTTTTCTGTTGTCATATATTCCTTTCTGTTTATGGGATAATCCTACTCTGCCTCGGTCCTATTGTCAACCCTTTCAATTCGACTAGTTTTATAAGTACCTCGCCAACCGTCGTGCTCAGTAGTTACTTTTTGATATCCTTGGCTCTCTCGTCTGTGTGTAATAAATGGTACAGGTATTTTCATCTCAATCGCTGTCATGTTTTCGTTTAACCATTCGTTCTTACAACTTTGACTACAAAAGTATTTATCTGATTTAGGAAACTGCCAACCATATTGGTTTTCTGTTTGATCTAATTTAGCATATGCATAACGACCTCTAATTATTCCTTTAGATTTTAGAAACCTGTCTGTAGTTGGATAGGTATGACAGTTAGGTCCTTGGCAAAAATGTTTATTTGGCATTATACTAATCCTTTCTCTATTATAAATAATGTACCATACAATATAGTACAAAAAGTTATTACCATAAATAGTTCTACCTTATCCATTAGTACCTCACTTTCCAACTGCCACTTGCAGTTCTATAACCTTTTTTATCTAAATCAAAATAAGTGATTAATGCAGTTCCAAATTTACTAGTCCAATATCTGCACTTGTCATCAAACTTACCAAATCTAGTTATGTGTTTTTTATCCTTGTTAGAATAATATGTTATTCTAAATGTTTTTTCTTTTATCATTTGTACCTTTCTGTTATGGGACTATCCTATAAGATAGTCCCAAGATTGTCAAACTTAATTTAGACTTTCTTCATATTTTTTTCTAGCCAATATCTTCGCCTCTCTTGATTGATTTTTATTCTTCATACCTTTAATCATACTAGCCAAGTTAGTCGGATTATAGATAGTCAAACCTGTTGAGTTAGTTCTAATTAACTCTGCCTCATCAACTTGTATTCCAAGTTCAGTTGCAAGTTCAATACCCTCTGAAAGATACCTGTATGCTTTCAATCCAATCTTTAACTGATCGCATTGTTTTTGAATTGTATCAATCCATGTTTGGTGTTTAGTGACTAGATTACCTTTTGCAATTCGCCAAGTTTCAAATGCCTCGTACTCATCTTTA